GCGTGGTGCTCTCGACATCGCCGACGCTGACCACGCCGAACATCGGCACGCCGTCTGCGGCCGTGTTGACGAACGCTACCGGGCTGCCGTTGACGACTGGCGTCACTGGCACGCTGCCAATTGCTAATGGCGGCACAGGCTCCACCTCGACGGCATATTGCAGCCTGACAACGAATGTGTCCGGCACGCTGCCTGTAGCCAATGGTGGTACTGGCCAAACAACCTACACCAACGGCCAGCTTTTGATAGGTAACACCACCGGCAGCACGCTCGCCAAGGCGACGCTGACTGCTGGCACCGGCATCAGCGTGACCAACGGCGCAGGCTCGATCACGATCGCGAACACGCTACTTGGCGTGCCAGCGATGAGCATTGTGACTGGAACCACGCAGTCAGCTTCCGCTGCTACCCACTACATTTTGACCAACGGCTCTGCCACTACAGTCACGCTTCCAAGTTCGCCGTCTGCAGGTGACTTTGTCTGGGTGACTGTTGCAAATGGATTGACGACAAACGTCGTCGCGAGAAACGGTAAACCGATACAGGGGATTGCGGAGGACATGACGCTTAACGCGGCATATGCAAGCGTCCAGCTTCGCTTTGTAGACAATACTGAAGGATGGGTGATTGTATGAGTGTTTTAACGCAATTCGTTGGCGGTGGGATTAAGTCAATTCAAAGAGGCGTGACTGGTTCTGTTGTCGTGTCTGGCACCGAGGCCATCACCATCAACTCTGTTGACACATCAAAAAGTGTGTTGATCAATCTTGGAGTGGCAACAACAAATACAGGCACGTTTTACACGGCGCAAGGTTATTTTGAGTTGACCAACTCAACGACGATCACGTTTTACAATGGCGGTGGATCTAACTCCTGTAAGGGAGCATGGCAAATCGTGGAGTATTACTGATGCGATACTACTATGTGCAGTTGAATGACCAGAATGTTGTTAAAGGCGCTATTGAGACTTTCGCAGAAATCAATAAGCCAAACATGATTCGAACAGATTCATTCCGATCTGATCTGCTCGACTGGTCATATGTCAATGGCGAGTTTATCGCTCCGCCTCCGGTAGTTCCGGCTGAGTAAGGCCAATGCCAGAGCAGGAACACAATAACGCTCTCGAGCTGGCGCTACTGCGTAAGGATTTCGAGACGCTGCAGGCAGACATGTCAGAGATTAAGAGAGACATCAAGAAACTCTCAACGGCATGGTCTACCGCAGAGAATCTTGTAGCCTTTATCAAGTGGCTCGCCGGCTTGGCCGCAGCCATCGCCCTGATCACTGGCATGGTGAAGGGCTGGTTCTCGATGTCCGCTCCGAAGGAGTAGCAATGCTTTTACCAATCAACCTGCCGCCGGGTGTTTACAAGAATGGCACCGACTATCAGGCCAAGGGTCGATGGTTTGACTCGTCTTTGGTGCGCTGGTACGAGGGCACGATTCGCCCTGTCGGCGGCTGGCGCAAGCGATCCAACAACACGATCAGCGGCTTGTGCCGTGGCGTACTATCGTGGCGCGATAATAGCAACGACCGCTGGATCGCGCTCGGTACGCACACTGGCCTTTATGTGATGACAGAGGGCGGCACGGTCGCCAACATTACGCCGACAGTCTTTACCGCCGGCCGCGCTGATGCCGACTATAACAACGGTTATGGCGGCGCCACCTACGGCAATTTCGCCTATGGTGTCGCGCGTCCTGACGCAGGCTCTATCGACCCGGCTACGACGTGGACGATGGACACATGGGGTCAGTACCTGA